ATATGGTAGTTGTTCAATATCCGCATGTTTCAATGTATATGGAGAACAAAAAGCAAAGTTTTGTAGAACGCATAAAACAGATGATATGATAAATATTGTTGATAAATTATGTGAAACATGTAACATAAAAAGGGCCATGTGTAACTATAAAGGCAAATCTGGAGGTATATATTGTATTGACCATATGTTAGAAGGAATGGTAAATGTAAAAGGAAAACGTTGTTCATATAAAGGTTCAAATAATGAAATATGCTATACTGCTCCAATATATAACTATGATGGTGAAATAAAGGGTAAATATTGTATCGAACATAAATTAGAGAATATGATAAATGTTACTGGCAAACGGTGTTTGAAGAATGACTGTAACAGAATTGCGCAATTTAATTTTGATGGAATGAATAGTGGTATTTATTGTTCTCAACATAAAGAAGATGGTATGATAGATATAAAACATAAGCGGTGTGAATACGATACCTGTATGAGCAATCCTTCTTATAAATTTGAAACTGATACGAGCTCTAGATTTTGCTCAAAACATAAATTAGAAGGGATGGTAGATGGTAAACATTCAATGTGTAAAATGGAAAACTGTAATAAATCTGCAGGATATAACCTTATGGGAATAAAAACACCAATGTATTGTGTAGAACACAAGAAAGAAAATATGGTAGATGTGAAACATCATTTCTGCATGGAAACTGGATGCGACAAGCGACCAATATTCAATTATGAAGGGTGTAAAAAGGGTATTTATTGTTTTGAGCATAAAAAAGAAAATATGATTAATCTATTTATAAGATACTGTAAATCATCATGGTGTAATAGTTGCGCAAATACAAAATATGATAATTATTGTATAAACTGCTTTATTCATTTATTTCCAGATAAACCGATTACTAGAAACTATAAAACAAAAGAGAAGGCAATTGTAGATTTTGTAACAACGACATTTGATAAATCATGGATTTATGACAAACGAATTACAAATGGTTGTTCAAAACGACGTCCTGATTTATTTTTGGATATGGGAACGCATGTAATAATTATAGAGATTGATGAAAACCAACATATTAGTTACGATTGTTCATGTGATAATAAAAGATTGATGGAAATTTCGCAAGATGTAGGACATCGACCAATTATATTTATTCGATTTAATCCCGATGATTATATTGATTCAAATGGTCAAAAAATAAAAACTTGTTGGAGCTTAAATAAAAAAACGAATATATTACATGTTCCTAAAGCTAAGCAAACTAAATGGAATAATCGGCTAGATGTCTTAAAAAATCAAATTCAATATTGGTTAGATAATACTACTGATAAAACTGTTGAAATTGTTCAGATATTCTATGATAATATGTTTATGTAATATAATATATAAAATAATATAAATATAAGTTATTTTTTAATATGTAGGCGAATTTTATTTATTGTAATTTTTGTAATTTTTCTGAATTTTTTATCTTTAGGAAGTATATACCGCAAATATGGGAGGAGCTTTAATGCAGCTAGTCGCTTATGGCGCACAAGACGTTTTTCTTACTGGTACTCCTGAGATAACTTTCTGGAAAGTTTCTTACAGGCGCCACACAAATTTTGCCATGGAATCCATTGAGCAAACATTTTCCGGACAGGCTGACTTCGGTCGCCGTGTTACATGCACAATCTCCAGAAACGGAGATCTTGCTTACCGCACATACCTTCAGGTTACTCTTCCTGAGATTAACCAACAGATGAACACCTCTACCTCTGCTGGTCAAGGTGTTTATGCTCGTTGGTTAGACTACATCGGTGAGCAACTTGTTGCTCAAGTTGAAGTTGAGATTGGTGGTCAACGCATTGATCGTCAATATGGTGACTGGATGCACATCTGGAACCAACTTACCATGACATCTGAACAACAACGTGGATACTTCAAGCTTATTGGTAACACCACTCAACTTACATACATCACTGATCCTGCGTTTGCTCCTGTTGCTGGTCCTTGTGCCGCCACAGGTGCCCCAACACAGGTTTGCGCTCCAAGAAACGCTCTTCCTGAAACGACTCTTTATGTTCCTCTTCAATTCTGGTTTTGCCGCAACCCTGGACTTGCTCTTCCTTTGATTGCTCTTCAATACCACGAAGTCAAGATCAACCTTGACTTAAGACCTATTGGTGAGTGTCTTTGGGCTGTTAGCACCCTTGGAACTAGCGCTGCTGGAACCCTTTCTGTCAGCACTGCTTACCAACAGTCTCTTGTTGCTGCTTCTCTCTACGTTGATTACATCTTCCTTGATACTGATGAGCGCAGAAAGATGGCACAAAACCCTCACGAGTATTTGATCGAACAAGTTCAATTCACTGGTGATGAATCTGTTGGTTCATCTTCCAACAAGATCAAGTTGAACTTCAACCACCCTGTCAAGGAGCTCATCTGGGTTGTTCAACCTGACGCAAATGTTGATTACTGCTCATCTCTTGATGGTAGCCAAACCTTGTTCAAGGTTCTTGGTGCTCAGCCTTTCAACTACACTGACTCGCTTGATGCTCTTCCTAATGCCATCCATGCCTTTGGTGGTCCTACTGAAACTATCGGTACCAATGGCTTCATTACATCTACTGGTCTTTTCCAAATGGCTGGTGCTGTTGATGTTGCTAGTGGTGCAGGGAATAATGCTGCTTGGCTTGGAAACACTACTGAAATTCCATTCCGTCCTAACGATGGTGCTGTTCTTTCTGCCTCTGGTCTTTCTGATGCCGGAACATTCGTTCTTGCTGAAACTGCCCTTGACATGCATTGTTGGGGTGAGAACCCTGTCGTCACCGCTAAGCTCCAGCTTAACGGCCAAGACCGCTTCTCTGAGCGTGAAGGTTCTTACTTCGATGTTGTTCAACCTTACCAACACCACACTCGCGCACCTGACACTGGTATCTGCGTTTACTCATTTGCTCTAAGGCCTGAGGAACATCAGCCCTCAGGGTCATGTAACTTTTCCAGAATCGATAACGCTGTTCTCCAACTCGTGCTATCGTCTCCTACTGTTTCTGGAACTGCTACTGCTAAGGTCCGTGTCTACGCTGTTAACTACAATGTTCTCCGTGTCATGAGTGGCATGGCTGGCGTGGCCTATAGCAACTAAATCAATGTAATAATAGTATTAGTTGTAAAACAATATAAAGAAAATTCCATAATATAAATCATATACTATGGAAATCTGCGGTGTTAGTATTAAACCTTCCTTTTCTACTAGTGAATTTGATGAAATAACGCAAAAATTAAAACTTAAACATACTATTATAGGTTTTATTGATGGTGATGTATTTTCTAATACTGTAAAAAATCCAATATGGGTTATATTAGAAAATGCTCAAATTTATTTATTATTACTTTCTTCTAATTCGGAAGACATTACAAAATTATGTATTGAATCATATAATAAAATACTTAATTTTGAAAAAGAAATAAATAATAATAAAAAAATAAAATGGAATGTTTCACACAATGGATATATATGTGGTTCTGTATCAAAAAATGGTGTATTAAGTATGCATCAAGTTATAATGAATTATTACAACAATGGAACTGGATCTGAAGCTCTCAGTGTAGATCATATTGATAGAAACAAATTAAATAATACTCTATCTAATTTACGAATTGCTACTTGTAAAGAACAAAATCAAAATAGAAAAGGTGTAATACCAGGAACAAAATTAGCACGGCAACATCAAGCAAGAGAACTTCCAGAAGGAATTTTACAAGAAGATATGCCGAAATATGTGAATTATAATGTAAATGTTTGGGATAAAGAAAAAAATAAAACACGAGATTTCTTTCGGATAGAACGACATCCGTTAATATATCCAAAAGTATGGGAAGGAACAAAGTCAATGAAAGTATCAATTAAAGATAAATTAGAACAATGTAAAAAGGTGTTGTATGGATTAGATAATGGAGTTTTACCAAGTTATTCTCAGCGTGAATTACCAAAGCATGTATATTTTTCTATTATACATGAACAACAAAATTTAGTATATGACAATAGAAATACTAAACATACAAAAAAAATGAAAATTAAAGATGAATTATTTGACATAAATAATCCTGAAAAAAGAGAGAAACAAGTATATATTTTCAATCATCTGATTATGAAAACATACGGTGAAGATGAATCTATTTTACCTGAAGAGTATGAATATTGTGGAGAACCAATTGATGAAAAAGAATTAAATGAAATACTTATTAAACTACCAAAATACGTTTGTTTATTGAATGAAGGTGGAAATACAATATTAGCATTTAATCGATGTGTAGATAAAACAAGACTTAATAAAAAGATCAAACTATCAAATAACTATGAAAAAATAGAATCAACACCAGAATTATTAGATGATATACAAAAAGGAATACCATTATTAAATAAAGAAATTATTAAAAAATATGGAAAAGAATATGCTATAATAGAACTTTCTGAAAAACAAACAGAAGAAATTATAGAAAATATAAAAGAAGAACAAAATGCTGGATTTCCAATGTATACACGTATACAAACATTTAAAAATGGTAATTATTTAGTATTTAATAAAAACTTTGAAAAAAAAAGATTAAATACAACTATAAAATTACCAGATAAATATAATAAAAATCAACAGTTGAATAAATTAAATCAAAAAATAATAGAATTATACGGAGAGATTCATAAATTGAATTTAACCGATTATCCAATCGAAACAATCGTTAAAAAAATACAAATTCCAAAGGATATGTATATTATTTTAAATTGTAAAACACCTTATTTATATATTAACAATGATTCAATAACTATTATACATAAATTACAAAAGGATTATGATTTACAAAATGAAATAGATTATTTTTATAATAATCAATCATTATATACCCCAGTTACAAATCAATCATATGATAAATATTTAAATAGTTATTCTATTTGGAAACCTAATCGTATAAGTTTAACTATAAAAAATAAAAAAATTGCTATTTTATACAAATATAAAACCGAAGAGTTTTTACATTATTATTCTATGACTCTTCCAACAGATGAATTTAATATATATTTGTATTTAATTTATATGAATACTGATATTATACATAGATATGGAAAAGAATATAGTATTTTTTATGTTCCAGAATAATAATTTATTTACATAATACAACTATTTTCGAAAAACAAAATACTAAAGATAAATATATTATAAGTAAAATAAAAATCAATATAAAAATACGAATCAATAAATAGTAACATGTCTTACAAACAAGTAAATACGCAAAAACAGTTATTGTTGGATAATTTAATGGAATTTTATAAGAATAACGAGAACTTAAAAAAGATGACCAATGTCATTAATGGTGAATCGAAAATATCTCTGCGAATTATTGATTGGTTTGTAACAAATTATGCAAAGAAATATTATACAGTATATGAAATACCGCAAATAATACATGGAATACCATCAGACACGCATAAAATAAGGTTCAAGGTATATAATGATTACAAGTTGAAACTGAAAGCATATGCAAAGAAGAATTTCGATCCTTTTTGTAGATGGGAGAGAATTTCCATACCGTACGACAATGACAACTATATGGAAACGACAATCGGTCAGCTTAACTTTTTCAAATGGGCAATTGAGAGTAAAATAATTGATTATATTCAACAGCAATATCAAGAAATAGAGAACGATATGAATACACGGAATAGCACATCAAAACGATTAGCAAGTATTGAAAAAGATGATAATGGAAAAACGAGAAAAAAACGCGAAGAATTATCTATATCGGCATGTAAATGTATTAAAAAAGAGGATGTAAAGATTATTGTCAAGTTTAACTAATAAAAATAATAATAAATGATTCAAATATAAGAATCATTTATTATAGTATAATGGATATAACAAAAAAATATGTAATGTCAAATATAAAAATACCTATTGAAATAAAAGAAAATAACAAATGCGAACCATATATGGATTTATTACAAATGGAAATTACACCATTAGACCATTTACCAGATCCAATCACAGACACTGTATTAAAAGAACAATTGAAACAGAATTTGTATATCTTTTTGAGTAAAATGTTTCCTGAACATAGAGACGAGATACCAGGTTCTTCACCTGAACAAATAAATGTTATACAAGAATCAAAACCAAACTCCGAATCAGAACCAAAACCCGAATCAGAATCAATACATCAGATATACATAGACAAGGAAGAAATAAAAAGATTAAAGAAACCGATGAATACAACATTCAAAACGTATAATAAAAAA